CAGGCCACGGCCAGGGCACCAAGCATGATGTCGAAGGCGGACTGGGCGCTGGGTGGGATCTGTCGGAAGAACAGCATGGACAGCATCCCAAAGAACCCGGCGGTCACGAGGTAGAACCCGATCTCCGGGGTCTTGTCCTTCACCTGGATCTCGCGGTTGCGGGCGTTGGCCCGGTCGGCGGTGATGATTTGCTCCGACTGGAGGTCGTAATCCAGACCCAGCTTCTTGAGCTGGAGGAGGGCATCGGTCTCGATTTTCTTGAGCTGGACCAGTTGGTCCCCGCTCATCTGCCCGGCAGCGATCTTCTCGGCAACGATCTGCGCGTTCTCGGTGGAGGGCTCCAGGCCGAACAACTGGCATAAGCCGGAAACGGCCACGCCAGCGGCGGGGGAGCCGAGGATGCCCGCGAGGGCGGGAGCGACCTTCCCGATGGTGCCTTTCCAGTCGAATCCGCTCATTTCAGACCCCCGGTGAAGTCGTTTGTGACAGTGAACCACACCTCGTTCCCAGCGTCGAGTTCCTTCTTCACGATGTCGAAAAGCTGAGGGAGGACCACGGACCCCCCGTGGATGTGGTTGGGGGCATCCACAGAAAGCCCGACCAGGACACAACCATCAGTGTCCTCGGAGTCATTCCCGCTGTGAATTCGAATGCCAGTGAACCAGAGAACGTCGTTCACCAGGATCATCGGCTTACCAAACTTCGGGCTCATGGTGATGGTAAGTTTGTACCGGCCTGCCGGGATGGCGGTCTTCCCGTACAACTTCCCGGAGCCGTCCTCCTTCAGATCCCGGACCAAGTCCTCCAGAGTGAAGCAGAAGAACTTGCCATCTACGGCCATGAACCCGAGGGATGCGTCCTGTTCGTTGGTCTTCCGCGAGAGAGTGATTTCCATGCGAAACCTCCAAAGACTATTGAAACAGAATCACAACTTCAGTAGAACCCTATGATCATGGCTCCGACGGGGTTTGCTGAAGTGCCTCGATCAACCCTTGGGGAGTCCACCCTCGCGCCTCGTGGTCCAGGCCAAGAAGCATGGCGGCGAACTCGGCACACTCCCAGCCTGCATGATCCCCATGCTCCCCTAGACCAGCCCGGATCGCATCCTTGACGGAGTAGTGGTCACCGAGGTGCTGGAGGGCCATGGGCACATCCACGGTTCGTCCGGTGGGGAAGACAGTGGGGCCGTCCCCCATGCGGTTGCGGAGGGCGTGGCAGGACACACCGCCGATGGCACGGGCCTCTAGGACCAACGGCTCGCCTTCGACCACCCAGAGCACTCCGCAATGGTCCCAGGCGCTACGGGTCCACCAGCGAATGATGGCGGCAAGGGGCCCGCGCCCTCGGAACATGACCAGGTCGCCGGTCTGCATCTAGGCCCCCATGATGATCGCCTTATCCGTCGCCACGATCCAGGCCCGCTGGCTCTCCCAGGTGGTGTCGGGGATCAGCCCAGCCTTGGCGAGATTGGCGCGGTAGAGCGCCGCGTAGTTCTCGGCGGGCACGATGAGGGTTTGGAGCCCCGTGGCCGCGATCCCCGCCGCCGTCCATGTGGCGATGGCATCCGCCTCGGCGCAGGTGGGGTTGGCCTTGATGTAGTCCACACACGCGGACTTCCCGGCGAACCGCTCTTGCCGGAGGAGCTGGTCCACACTGGAGAACTCTCCGATGGAGTCGAGCCCCTGGAGGGACGCCACAACGGGCACTTTCGTGTTGTAGTTCTCCACCTGGAGCTTGGCGATGGAAGCGGCACACTGATCCACCAGGTTCTTTGCCTGGATGAGCGCGGCCTCCTTTCCGTTGAGAAGGGCGAGGGTTTGAAGGGCGTCGGCCATGGGAGGCTCCTAAGTAGGTGGAATCTTGACGTTGTGGGATACCACACCCAGTGTAATGTAAGTGTGGACGCGGTTGACGGTGATCTTGACGACAGGACCGTAAACGTCGGGCCGTGCGGATTCTACGACTAGGCCGTTCGTTAGCACATCGCCGGGAACTAGGTGTTGCAGTTCTTGCCAGCGGCCATCGCCGAGCAGGAATCGGTGATTGGCGGCGAACCTGCCCGTGCGCCCGTTGGAAAGCACAAGCAGCCATCGGTGGTTCGTGCTCATAACTGCATGCGTGACTTCCTCCACGCATTCGCATCCAGCGGCCTCGTCCCAGGCTACAACACGGTCGCCAACGCGGATAACACCCGCAGGCTTCTCGGTGCCATCGGCCATGAGCAGGGGAACGTCAGGGGCAGGACAGGCACCCCCACCACCCGTACCACCGCCGGTTCCACCACTTGATGCCCCCGACATACCCGACGGCCAAGCCGTGCCATTGTCCGTGAGCGCGGTCCCAGCAGCCCACCCGGACGCCGCGTAGAAGCAGTGGGTATCGCTCGATCCCGCCACGCCGTAGAGCGTGACCTTACACGCCGGGACTCCTGACAGACCCGTCTCAGCGATAACCTGTGTGGCGTAGGCCGCATTCCCGGCATCTGAATCGCTTGTCGGGTTGTAGTAGATTCGATCCGGCAGTGGGCAATAGTAGACACCCTTTGTGGTCAACGTAGCTGATGTGCCAGCGGCTGACTGGGTGAACAACTCAATCTTGGCGTAGGAGAGTCCGTCCAGGTTATCCATGTATGAACTTGGGGCCAGCTTCAGGTCCAGGCGTCCCGTGTAGGGGCTAGCCGTCTGGTAGAGCGTTGGCGTGACGGTGAGCCGAGAGATATTGGGGCGGCTGCCATTGGTGCCAGGGTCATTGTTGCCACGGTAGAAGCACCGGAAGGACGTGCCGGTCTGCCCGTTATCACCGATGGCGCTCATGGAACGGGCAATAAGTCCAGACAACTTATAGCCTGCGAGATTGATACCAGCGCCTAGCTCCATCTGTGCGGTGAATGTTTCGCCGCCGAGTAAGGTAGAAGGGAATCCATTCGCGCTGATCCTGAACCCGACGGGTGCCGAGCTGGCCGTGCCCTTCTGGTATCCGTTCTCGTCCGAACCGCTCCGCATGTCCAGCGAGTAGAGCAGTGGGGTCTTCGTCACAAGGGCCTGGAGCGTTCCGTCAACGATGAGGGAGGCATCGGCCATTTTCCGCAGCACCATATTTGTGAACAGAGGACCGCCGTTGGCAGAAACCCAGCCATAGGGTATGTCCATCCACGGACCGACGGCCAGTGCGACAGTGTTAGGCCCTACGGTAATAGTTCCATTCAGCGTCACCCATGAAGATGTGTTGCTCGTATTGGCAAGACAGTATGCCTCTACGACGGAGCCTGATCGGTCGTAGCCATACACCACTATGCCGAAACCAGCCCCGCCCCCACCTCCATAGGCGTAGCCTGTAAGTGAGCAGAAATACTTCTCACCCGGATACACAGGAATGTGTGTGATGCTAGTGCAATCCCGCGCATTGAACTGGCCAGCGTAGAGACCAGGACAACCCGACAGCGCAGACCCTGGGATGACGACTCCCGTATGCCCCCTCCAGTTTGCCGATCCCCCTTCAAAACAAGCATCGGGGATGAGGGATGCGGCCACCATTGCCATTTTTGAGGCGACAACGGAACCGGCGGCCAGCTCATTAGTCCCGATTGCGGCAGCCGCGATCTGCCCCGCTGTGATCGTGCCAGCTGTGATTTTGTCGCCAGTGATCGTTGAAGCTGCAATTTTATCACCAGTGATCGTTGAAGCTGCAATTTTATCACCAGTGATCGTTGAAGCTGCAATCTTTTGCGTGGTGATGGCCCCGTCCACGATGAGGTTCGCGTCGGCCATGCGGCGCATGTAGAGGCTGTCGAACTGTGCATTGCACGCATCGCCGGATGTGTTCTGCGCCCCCACAAGCGCCCTAATAAAACAGGCTCCAGGAGGAATGACTCCTTGAACGGTTTGTTTTTTGTAGACGGTAGATGCGGAACCAGACAGGTCGCCATCGCTTGCCCGACTCCCTGAGTAGAACCCAGTTACCCAGTTACGGGACACATCAAAAACATCAATTGCGATTTGCCTTGTTGCTGGGGAATCGCACCCCGTCATAGCCTCAAAATAAAAGGCATCATCTTGGGACACGGGGATAAACGGGGAAACATACAGCCAATTCCAGCCCGTTCCTGTTGTGGTGATCCGTCGTGTTCTTGTCCCTGAATATGGATAGCCGGTCGCCACGCCCACGCCTTCAACCGAATCCGGAGGCATCCCTGTTAGGTCCATTTCACTGTTGCCATTCGGGATCAGATTGTCAAAGTTCGCGACTGTCAAATGATTTGCGAAAACGGAACCTGCGGCTAGTTCGTTCGAGGTGATGGCATTGGCAGCAATCTGCGCGGCGGTGATGCTGTCGGCGGCAATCTTCGACCCGTTCAAACTACTGATCTGACTGTCCGAAATGATGCTGATCTTGGAGTCCAATGACCCCACGGCCACCCGAGCCGCATCGAGCGTGCCCGTTAGACTTCCTGCATCTGCCGTGGCCGCTTCCCATGTGCTACCTGTACTCCGGTATAGCCGCTTGGTCCCTGTCTCATAGATCAGTTTGCCAGATGGATATGTGACTGAATCCGGAAGCGTTGGGAACCCCGTCACCGTGGCGGGGACGGTGATCGCGACGGCATTGGCCTTGTTCGTGGCGTCCGTTGCCGCAGCGCTAATCGCGTTCTGCGCCGTTCCCACCGCGATAGCGTTCCGCAGATCGGCGGCGGCATTCTTAACGGCGGCCCACTTCGGGTTCCAGAGGGCCACGCGGTTGCCCGCCCCGAGCGCCGTGGTGCCGCTGAGGGAGTTCCAGGCCGTTGGGCTGGTGAGTGTGGACAGATAGGACAGCAGCGCGGAATAGGCCGTGTCGTAGGTCGCATGGCTCACGCCGTAGGCATTGGCCTTCGCCACGAGGTCCGCGTTCTCACCCGTGACCGCGTTGTAGTCCAGGATGATCTGCGGCTTCTCTCCGACGGCAAGCGTGTCGGGATCATTGATCGTGTTGACGCCGGACTGCGCTGCATCCACATCTGACTGTGACACAGCACCGAATGCCCCAACGGAGATCCAATCAATAGCTACCGATGCCCCTGAGTCATTAATGAAGTCGAATCTTAGACCCAGGACATTCCCGCCGGTCATGTAGTCAGACCCGCCCACAGAGAGCGTCCGCATGTCAACGACGATTGTGGTCCAGACCCCTACAGGGGGGGCTGGGATAGCTTCGCGGTATAAACCATTCTCACCGTGACCGGCATTGCTTGGGTAGATGGTTCCTTCCCATGGGCCGGTAATGAGTTTGACCCGCATAGCGATTGCGTAGGATTTTGCTGGGTCTAGATTCAGTCCCGTGAATCTTAGATTTTGGTCGTTAGCCGTGTTGGTGATTGTCGTGGTCGTCCCATTGTCACTCGATGCGACGGTGCCTGGGAATGTGACACCGGC